AGGTATATACCTAGTCATTGCTTATATATTTAATAATATTAGATACCATTTTATTCAAGAGCTAAGCAATATATAAGTCAGTAGATTATGGAATCTGACAAATAATAGTAGCAAATTGATATAACTAGAATAGTACCATAAATAACGTTAAGTTGTTGTATGCAGTCTAATAATTATATGTATATAGTAAAACATGATACTGATAAACTATGATATAATAAATCATTATAAATTATAACAATATGATTCAAGGATAGCTATTGCGTGCAAATACAGATAATATAGACTGAATATATAATAAATCGGGATATAAAAATAAAAATATGATAGATATAATGAGAGACTTAATGGAATCTTGTTATGATACAAAAGGCATGAGAATTGTGACTAACATATGAAATAGTATTGAAGCAATGTTAAATGATAAGATTGTAAATAATGATAGCATGTAGAGTAGGACATTATGGAATACCATATTCTGAAATTGATGTATAAATTTTTAAGAAAAGTATTCTTAAAGTCAAATTAAAGTTAAGACAAAAGGTTGATTTTAAGGTATTCCGAGGGTTAAAACCTAGGAATTTAGAGAATAGAAATGAAAAATGAATGCTAAAAATAGAGGTTAATGTAAAATAAGCCATAAAAATAAGAGGTAAAACATATGAGTAGTCTAGGAATTTTTCAGAGAATGAAAATGATAATACCAGAAATGTACGACAGCAATATGACCAGAAGAGTAAGTGTAACTGGAAGTATAAAGAAAAGGAATTTGAACAGGGGTAGTATAGAAGCAACCTATGCTTTCATAGATTATGTGTATTTATACTCTGGAATAGGGGATATAACAAGGATGTATCTGTGCAACTCTAAGATAACTATGAAAGAATTGGCAGAGAATATAAGTGAGAATAAAGATGAAGCTGACGTCAAACATGTTATAAATAAAGTAGCATATGACCAAAGAAAAATAGAAGCATTGTTCGGAAAAATGGCACTCGAAGATATAATAGATGGCAAAAGTAATACAGAAGAGTATGTGGAGAGAATCAGAGAGGAAAGATCGAAAGCCATACTCAAAGGGAGAGATGATAATAGGTTAGCCATAAAGGTTAGAGATGATATAATAGTAGAAGAATACAACGGAGATTTTGTAGCCGACTATGGAAAGATTTTACAAAGTTGTTCTAAGGAAAGACTTAGAAATTTAGAGGCAAAGCTGTATGGAGACTATAAGTTTAGTGGATATTATAATTATATAACCAGCAGTGTAGATAATAAGAGTGAAAAGGCAATAAAGGACTTAGAAATGGTAGATAGCATACTAAACAGCATAGATGATGTAAAAGAGCAATCAGATAAGCATAATATGGCTAATACCGATAGTATAGAGGTAAATGCAGTTAGAGTTGGACTTGATTATGCACTTGCAGAATTAGCAGATAGAGTAATGAGACTGGAAGAGACAATGGAGTATAATAAGAAAACATGCATAGATTGTATAAGACTTATAGAGAAGTCTGAAGAAATAAAAAAATATAGAAGTGGGAATAGAAATGCCTATGTTGGTAACAAAATGATTGTTGTAAATGAACTAGTAGAGGCATATGACTTAATGTCAAAAGATATAAGCATAGAGGAGATTGAGGCTAAAAATGAGGGTACAACATTAGAGATAAACATAAGGAAACTGCTGGGAGCAGCAAAGAAAGAGGTTATAGTAAAAGGGTTAAAGTATGAAAACTGTGCAGTAGCTATAAATGCATTAGTATTTAGGTTAAAAGACGTAGAGGTGGCGTTTAAAGCTATAGCAGGCAAGGCAAAAGATGATTTGTGTCATATGACGTCAAGGTACATATACATAGCAAGTACATACGGCAAGGCTGTAGTGATGAATGCTAATGAGGACGGCAGATTGGAAAAAATAGAGATAAAAGTAGAAGAAAAATAATAACTTTACAATAACATGTTATATAAATTATAAACGTATGTATTGACAAATGTCAAAAAATGTGATATAATATATCATAGAAATTAAAGATTCGGAGGACGAAATACATGGCTAAAGTGATATCAGTGAAAGGCATATACGGATTAGGAATACTTTCGCAGGAGGCAAGTTGGAAAGAGCTTCTGCATAAGATAGAACTTATGGGGTTGTTAAAAGACGGTGCAGAGAATGTACTGCTCGATTTTAAAGGGATAAACGTAGCTGATCCATACAGAAGCATTAGTTTCATGAAAATGCTGAGATATGAAAACCTGCAGTTTAAGTTTTATGGACTTGGAAAGGCATACGAGCAGTTAAAGATAATGTGTATTATGGACGGACATAGTGAGGATAAAGTCATAAATGTAGAAAGAGAAGCCGTGAAGAAACCAACAAAGATTGAGATAACTATAGCCAGTAACGCAAAGGAGTTAGGGAAGCATTTTAGAGTAAATGGAGACATAGCAGAAATAACCATTAAAGAAAAGTATGGTCAGATGAAAAATTCACTTTCAGCCAAGTATATAGAGAAGGCTACCATAGATTTGTTGGAAGAAAATCCTACGATTAAAGAAGTGATTCTTGATTTAAAAGGAATAGATATTGATATGCCAGTGATAGACGTGCTAGTAGATATAAAGCTGGCTATAGAAGAAGAGTATGGGGTAACAATTGCATTTGACATAGAAAGAGAGGACATTATAGAAAAAATACAGCTGTACCTTCACAAGAAAGTGCATAAGGAATACTCTCATAAAGAGAAGGTGGAAGAAGTAAGAAAGATTCCAGTTGGTACTGCCGGAGTATTAATCAGTTACAAAAAAAGCAATAAGCTAGACGCTTTCGGTAGACAGGGAAATGGCAGTGTAGCCAGCGCTAGAATAGCAACTTTTGATGGAGTAACATATGATACTGACGTGAATGGGAATAAAACTGCATACGCAGAATTTACAACTTACAATAAAAACTCATTTTATACAAGAGAACATTGGATGTTACAGAATGATGGAGAGAATTTACAGTACTTAAACAAAAACTGTACAAGAATAAAAATAGATGAACTTGGAGTATTTAACAAGTTCCTTGGATCAAAGGCTCATTTTGCAAGACCAATACAGGAAGATAAGTCAGAAAGCATAGTAATGTGGTCAGTAAGACCAGATGGCGGAGTAGTATCAAAAGAATATACATTACCAGAACGTATCAAAACAGTATTTGATGATTTTGAGGTACAATATAACAAGGAATATCTTGAGGAAGATATAAGAGATACAGAAGTTGAACTTAGAAAGAAGGGGGAGACTGACATATAAGCAGCAAAGTATAAAGGATAAATCTAATTTAAGAAAGGTAAGTTAGCTATGAGTGAATATAGTGAAGCACTTGAAGAACTTGTTAGTAGTGGCGTAACACCTGATAATGAGGCAAATAAAGTTGCAGAGAAATCCACTGACGACTTGATAATTGATGAAATGGAGAGGATAACAGCCATAAAGTTTTCAGAAGAGCAGAGGCAGTGTTTAAGGCACCATGGAAGTGGTGTCATTTTAGCTTGTGCAGGCAGTGGAAAAACATCTGTACTGACTAATCTAATAGCAAAACGAATATGGAATAGGGAGATACTGGATACAAATAGGGTTATTTGTACAACATACAGCAAAGCCGGTGCTGATGAAATGAATGACAGATTGCATTCATTGCTTGACAGACTAGGAATTAAGTGTAACTTAGAGATAAGAACACTGCACTCGTTTTTCTATTCACTTATAAGAACTTTCGGAATGAATAACTTCAAAATTATAAGCGATGGCATAAGAATGCAGTATATAAAGGAAGCATGTAAAGAGGCAGGATTCATATGTAAGGATGACGACTTGATGATAATTAGTAACTTAATAAGTTACAGGGTAAATAACTTATTGAATGATAATGCAACATTAAGTAGCCCAGCATGCACTATAAATGACATAACTGTAGCTCAATTTTCAGAAATAAGAAAAGGGTATGACTTGAGAAAATCACAGAATAACTACATAGACTTTGATGATATGCAGTTGTATCTTTATAAGTGGGTTTGTAAAGACATAAAGTCACAGGATGAAAATGTCAGGAATACAGGAAATGCAGTAAGAAACTATTGTAGAGCCATATATGATGAGTTTTACATTGATGAAGCACAGGATGTAAGTAAAATACAGTTCGAAATAGTAAAATCAATAGTAACTGATATTAATACTGGAAGATTAGATAAGATGCTAATATTTATGGGGGACGATGACCAGTGCATATATAAATGGCGTGGAGCAGCACCAGAAATTATATTAACACTTGGAGCTACCATGAATATAGGTAACTTTATATTAAGCAGTAACTATAGATGTAAAAGTGAGGTAGTAGATTTTGCACATAGAAGTATAGTCAATAACAGTTCAAGGTTTGATAAAGAAATGAAGGCATACAATCAAGGGGGTCAAGTGGAAATATATCAAGCATTGAGCATGGACTTATATGACCTAAGCAAAATAGCATATGAAAAAATAAAGGAGCTATTGAACAGTGGGGAGAAAAAATCTGACATTGCAGTGCTATGCAGAAATAACGCACAGCTGTCAATTCTCAATAATATGCTGATTGAACTAGGCATATACTGTAACATTCCAGATGAAATGAAGCTAACAAAGACTTACATATACACGGATATAAAAAATGTAATGACTGTAGCAGACAACACATTTAACTGGAGAGTAACAGCACAGACAATGTGGAAGCTGTGTGAAAAGATGACAGCAGCATTATCCAGACAGATTGGGTCTTTCCAAGAGGAGAATGGTTTAGACTTGTTAACTACATTGAAGTACATAGTGAACAATATAGTAGGGGGAGAGGAACAGGACAAAATAAGTATAAACAGAAAAAGTGAGAGCAAGTTGCAGTATGCACTGATCAAAGCCAAAAGTGAGACAATAGCAGGTATTGTAAACTTAATAAGCATACTAGAGATAGAGGATAGAGCTGAAAGAGTAAATAAAATGATCGCGATTTACAGGATTAATACAGAGTATTTGTATAAGAATGAGGATAAGAACAGAACATTACAGGGAATAATTCATTATATACAGAATACAGTAGGCAGTAAAGGAATTGAAGAGACCTTGAAGTATTTAAGGACTGTAGAGCAACTTGAGAGCAGTAGTTTTAAACCACCTAAAGATACAATAAAAATGACAACAATACATAGTGCCAAAGGTAAAGAGTGGAAAAACGTAATATTGTTTGCTTGTGATGATGAGTCTATGCCTGGAATGAGCGGAATAAGGAAAATGATGGAGAACATGAGCATAGCAGACATAGATGGAATAATAGACGAAGAAAGACGTCTGTACTATGTAGGGTGTACAAGAGCAAAAGAGAGGCTTGAGATTATAACAGGAATACATCCAAGTGTATTTCTGTTAGAAT